TAAAATATGGCAAATAAAGTGGTAAGAACAGGAGATACATTATCAACCGGACATGGTTGTACTGGAACAACAACATTGGCCGGGGATAATCAGGATGGTACTGTTCATGCAAATGGTATTGATATAGCAGTAATAGGAGCTCCAACTGTCTCTCACCCATTTCCACCAGACCCACCTTGTGCTCCTCATGTGTCACAATTAAATGCTGGGTCGGCAACGGTGTGGATAAATGGCATTAAAGTGGGACGTATTGATGACAGTGCCGATGCAGGAGTGATGACTACCGGTAGTCCAGATGTAACAGCCGGACCTTAATAATTTAGGAGAAAATATAATGTTGGAACAATTGAAAGATAGAGATTTAATTTTAGGAGTAATAATGGTAGTAGCAGGAGTTTTAGTATGGTTTGAATTAGCGAAGTTTACAGGAATTGGTTTAATAGTATATGGACTATATCAGTATTGGGGTCCGAAACCAGAGGTGAAAGTTGAAGAACATCATCACCATCATCACCATAATAAAAAACAAACAACAACCAAGAAAACAGGAAAGATGAAAAAGAATTATCAGAGAACATGAAGAAAGCAAAAGGGTTACCTAATTCAAGACGGGATGCAGTAAAAAAGAGGACATCAATAGGAGATTCTGTGCGATCTCGTCCAAAGAATAAACACAAGAAACGATGCTGGAAAAAGTACAGAGGCCAAGGGAAGTAACATAAATAGTAGATATGGCAACTCCAGCAGAACAAGTTAATCGAGGTTTTACAGATGCTCAAGGTGTTAATAATTCACCTAGAGATACTTACATCTATAAAGATATCAGTTTATTCTTTACGCCTAATCCAGTTACAGGAGATGTAACACAAGTTACGGACGTTCAAGATATTAAACGATCTGTCCGTAATCTGGTGTTGACCAATAGATTTGATAAACCCTTTCATCCAGAGATTGCTTCTCATGTGAGGGATTTGTTGTTTGAACCGTTTACACCAATTACAGCAACGCTTGTTAGAAATAGAATAGAAACGGTTTTGGAAAATTATGAACCAAGAGTTTCAGTTACAAGTGTTGATATAGTAGATCCAGAATTTCAACATATGGACAATAACAGTTTAAATGTTAGTATAAATTTTACACTTAAAAATGATCCTAACATACAAACAGTAGATATTTTATTGGAGAGAATAAGATAATGGCAGGCATAAACACAAAAGGTAAAATGGAAATTACCGAATTAGATTTTGATAACATTAAATCTAATTTAAAAACATATTTAAAAGGACAAACAGAATTTACTGATTTTGATTTTGAAGGTTCTGGTATGTCAGTATTACTAGATACACTGGCTTACAATACACACTATAATGCCTTCATGGCGAACATGGCTGCTAATGAAATGTTCCTTGATACGGCAGTAAAACGAAACAGTGTAACATCTCATGCAAAGGCTTTAGGTTATACACCAGTATCAACAAAGGCGCCTGTGGCGTATGTAGATGTAACAGTGCAAGATGCTAATACTGCTTCTGTACTTATGCCTGCTGGTTTTGCTTTTAATACTACGATTGCAAGTGTAAATTATCAGTTTGTAAATATTACGGCTAGAACATTACAGCCAACAGCAGGAGTTTATACCTATTCTAATATTCCAGTTTATGAAGGTACTTGGGTAACAACAACCTATACTGTAGATGTTTCTGATGCAAACCAAAGATTTATTTTAGATAATGATAATGTAGATATTTCTACTTTGGCAGTTTCAGTACAAACAAGTGATTCCGATACTACTCTTACGACATTTACTAAAGCTAATAACTTGGTGGAAGTAAAGAGTACGACTAATGCTTTCTTTATTCAAGAAACTTTAGAAGGGGAATGGGAAGTTTATTTTGGTGATGGTATAGTAGGTGCTGCTTTGATAGATGGTAATATTGTAAATTTATCTTATGTAGTAACAAATGGAACAGCCGCAAATGGAGCTAAAACATTTACTGCCGCTGGTAGTATAAGTGGGTTTAGTAATATTTCAGTGGCTACCCAAACTGCAGCAGCTGATGGTGCAGATCCCGAAGGGATAGATACGATTAAATATAATGCACCGTTTAGTTATGCTGCACAAAATAGAACAGTAACAGCCGCAGATTATAAGGCAATTATTCCACAGTTATATCCTAATGTAAAAGCATTAGCAGTATGGGGGGGAGAATATAATAGTCCTGCTGTATATGGGAAAGTGTTTATTAGTATTTTGCCTAATACAGGTACTACTTTAACGACTTCAACTAAAGCCTCTATTGTAAATCTTTTACAGGATTATAATGTAGTAAGTACAACGCCAGAAGTGATAGATTTAGAAACAACTAAAGTTGTGCCTACGATTAATTTTAAATATGATGCTAATGCAACAACAAAATCTGCATCGGCTTTGGCTGCTCTAGTTACAACAGCCATTACTAATTACAGTACAACAACATTAGAGAAGTTTGAAACTGTATTTAGATATTCAAAATTTACTACTCTAATAGATGAGGTGGATCCGGCGATTTTAAATAACATTACTAATATCAAAATCAGTAAAACATTTAAACCTACTTTGGCTAGTGCATTAAAATATACAATCAGTTTTTCTAATCCTCTTTTTAATCCACACTCTGGGCATTTAGCTACTACTACTGGTGTAGTTGCGGGTGGTATTGTTTCCTCAACCGGATTTAAAATTACAGGTGATGCTACTAATACTTATTATTTAGAAGATGATGGTGCTGGAATAGTAAGTGCCTATTATGTTTCAGGTACTTCTAAAGTATATTTAACAACAGGCTCAGTTGGTACTGTAGACTATACTACAGGGGATATTGTACTTACTAAAATTAGTATTTCTGCTATAAGTGATGTTGATGGGGCTACTAGTACTTCAATAAGAATAACAGTACAGCCTGCATCGAATGATGTAGTGCCTGTTCGTAATCAGATTTTACAAATAGATGCAGTTAATCTTTCCGTAACAGGAACAGCTGATACAATCGCTGCAGGCGCCGGAGATGCCGGTGTAAATTATACGACTAGCTCTACTTATTAAGAATGGCACATTCCTCTACATTACAAGATAAAGTTTCTTTACAAATAGAAACGCAGATGCCTGATTTTGTTCAGGCAGAAAATCCAAACTTCGTATCCTTTATGAAGGCTTATTATGAGTTTATGGAATCTGCGGAACTTAAACTTACTACTTTGGGTTCCATAGATTCGATTATTTTAGAAAATCAAGCAGTAGGTGTTACTACTCTTAATTATGTTACTTTACAAGATACAAATTTATATCGGCCGGGACAAACAAATAAAGTTTTAACAGAAGATACCACAACCGGCGCTTTTGTAAATGGTGAAGAAATTATAGGGCAAACATCTAAAGCCGTAGCCACAATTCGGGTAGAAGATATAAATGCAAATTCTCGCCTCTTTATTTCTTCTCAAAATGATTTTCTTATTGGTGAACAGGTTATAGGTAATACATCAAATGCTACTGGTATTATATCAGACTATACAGCCAACCCAGTGCAGAACATTCAGCAACTTATGGAGTATGCGGATGTTGATACTACTATTGATTCATTCTTTGACCAATTTAAGGAAGCATTCCTAAGAACAATTCCAAAAGATTTAACAGCTGGAGTAAACGAACGAAATCTGTTAAAAAATATTAAAGACCTTTATCGTGCAAAAGGTACGAGAAAAGGACATGAATTGTTTTTCAGAATACTTCTAAATGAAGATATTTCCGTATCATATCCTAGAACGGATATGCTTAAAGCATCAGCTGGTAATTGGGCTGAAGATCAAATTTTAAGAGTAACAAGGGGTGATGATACTATCTTAATGGAAGATTCAACAGACACTAGTGACATTTTTATCCTAAATGAAGATGGTGGTCAGATACAGACACAAGATTCTACCGAAGGTACATCAGACTTACTTAAATTAGTTGGTCAAGAAATTACACAGACTGCGGTTGAAGATTTAAGTATTCTTCCTGGTGGCGCTTATTATGATAAAGGTTTTTCTGTTATCAATAAATCTACTGCTTTAGTAGATAGTGTAACAGCCTTTAAGTATGGTGGACAAGATGTTTATGAATTAGTACTAAGCATAGGAAGTATTGATGGTACATTTTGGACAGGACATACTATTACAGCTACTTCCAATGCAGATCCTGATTTAACTATTTCTGGTAAATTAACAAGTATTGTAAGTGAATATGTTTTAGCTAAACCTCCCGCCGTTCCCAGTTCTACATCTAGTCAATATTTTGATATAACTGATCCTTTAGGAGTATCAGCTGCTAATGGTAATGATGCAGCTGTTAGAATTGACTCTTTAACGTCTGGTACTATTAATTCTATTATTGTAGATGTAGGTGGTTCTGGATATACTATTGGGGATCCTATTTCTGTAAATAATGCTAATACAAATGGTGCGGCATTAGCTGCTCAAGTTTCGTTGGTTAATGGTGGTATTGCACCAGAAGCAGGAGACCTTGTTGGTGAGTGGGGAATAGAATTAGAAACTGCAACTGGACCTGGTCAGGTTCAATTAGAAACTGCAACTGGACCTGGAGAGATTGAACAAGAAGAAGCTTATAATATGGTAGCTGTTGACCATATCGTGATGGAAGATTATACTATAATTAATGATGGTATAGGTGGTAATAAGATAGGTCAAGAAATAGGTACAGGTAATGGTGATCTTACAGATGTTGTAGTTACAAAGATAGGAGAAGGATATACTAAAACTCCTTTATTGACTGTATCTGGTACTTTAACTATTAGTAGTGCCACTGGATTATTTACTATAGGAGAAACTATAACAGGATCTAATTCTACTGCAACTGGTTCAGTGATGTCTCGGACTTTAACCTCAGTAGTATATAAACCTTTAATTGGAATTTTTAATGCTACTGATACTATAACTGGTGGTACTTCAACATATACAGCTAGCGTAGATTCAGTAGCTGTAGGATTGGGAGCTACCCTATATGCTAAGGGTATTGGTGTTGGTGAAATTAGAGATGTTACAATTCTAGATGCTGGTGTTCATTATACTGATACTGTAACTATCACAGGCTTTACAAATTTCCTGTGTACTGATTTTTCTGTTGCTGATTTTGTTTTGAATGAAACTGTAACTGGTGGAACATCTGGAGCTACTGGTGTTTTTAAAGAAATTGATGCGGCTAGAAATGTTATAAAGTTAGCTAATGTCGTAGGTACATTTGAAGCGGGTCCTGAAAAATCTGGTGAAACTGTTACTGGGTTTATTTCTAGTGCGACAGCTGTTATAGATTCTTATAAAGCCACATCCATGAGTGCCGATCATGGTACACTAGGAGAAACTTCAGGACGATTTTTAAATGAAGATGGATTCCTTGATGAAAGAACTAAGAAGATTCAAGACAGTTATTACTATCAGGATTATTCTTATGTTGTGAAGTCTGCAACATCTATTGTGGATTGGAGAAATGATTTGGTTGGTTCAGTTCATCCGGCCGGTTGGGCTGTATTTGGTTCTGTAGATATTGCAACATTATTACAACAGATAGCAAATATAACATCGGTCACTGGACTTGGTCCGATATGGAAAATGGTTTTCCATGAGCTTATTGGTATGCGTTTGGGAACTACAGATCAGGGCCCAATTAATCCAAATCCAATGGTTCCAGCGACAGAACCCA